GCTGCGATATTGGAATACAAGCCAGGCTTAGTAGCCACGCATAGCTCCCATCTTCTTCATAGGCTTAGCAACTACCTTAGCACCAGTCTTCTTAGCATACTGCTTAGCTTGCTTCTTACCCTTAGTTGTATAGGGGAACTTCTTCTCTTTGACCATTGGCATATTATTTACCTTTCTTCATTGGTTTAGGAACTTTAGCTGTTTGTAATGCGATTGCTACTGCTTGCTTCTGTGGTCTTCCTTCTTTGACCATCTTAGAGATATTCTTACTGATTGTCTTTTGTGACTTACCTTTAGCGAGTGGCATGATTATTCCTTATGCAAAGTTTTGTACGGTACTGCGTTGTTCTAAATCTAGTGTTACAATACAGCTTGCATTTGTTGCACCAGTTTCAATTAATACACGAATCTCATCATGTTCATCTAAAACCACATGGGCTTGTCCGTCAATACGTAAGAAAGTCTTAGCAGTTAAAGAGTAATCATATACGACAGGAATCTCTACGTTCTCAGAAGCGTCATACCAGAATGCTCTAAAGGTCTTAGCAGATGCTGTACCATTGTAAGCATATAGCAAAGTCCACTTAGCAATGTTCCTAGTTGGAACAGTAAACATTGTTGTTAATGTATTAGCAGTAAGATTCTTACCTACGGAATGTGGTCTACTCATTTAAGTACCAAGGTTAGTAGTGTTACAATAATGAATCCAGCAGTACCGAGGAGAATCTGTTCTAGTCTCTTTAGTCTAGCGTGTATCTGTTCGTATCGAACCTTACATACTTCTTCGTGGCTTAGGAGTTTTAATTCAGCTTCAGTCATTATTCAGCTCCTTCTGCTGGTAATGGAGTATTGCCTTCAGCTACCCACTTTAGGTAGGCTTGGTAGTCTGTGTTGTCTGGGTCGAATGGGATGCAAGCACCATCAGATAAGCGAATTACATTTGTTGCTAGGTTAGTTGTAAAACTTTGGGATAGTCTGTAAATAATCATTTCTATAACTCCGAACTTAAAAATATTCCATTTGAAGTAGTTGTTTGATATAAATGTGATGGAATATAAGCACCAGGACTAGAGTTTGTGTTTAAAACAACAAGGCTTTCTGTGATGTTGTTAATTGATGTAATGTTGTAATTATTAACGCTAGCCACATGAATCATGCTTGTACCATTAATTAAAGTTCCTGTTGGTGCTACTCTCATATTTGTAACGGCATTTGACATTCCAGCTACCCATAAATTACCCCCTGTGCTAAGAAAGTTTCCTTGCAATGGTGGCATTAATCGAAAATAGCGTTGACATAAAGCCAACTCAGTACCATAAGGTCTGTAATCAAAGCTAGTAGCTGTAGAGCCTACCTCTAGCTGAACTCCTGTGATATACCATGTTGCTCCGTTTGTGCCGACTACGGATGTTGCTCCTGTTGGGGCATAATAAAGTGAACTTGACCATGCTCCAGCAGTTCCGCTATAAGTAGAACCAACACCAAGACCAAAAACTACTCTAATTCCAACACCATTTGTAGCACCTATCCAAGTTCCGCTTGTATCACCAGCAATAGTTACCGACTTTTGTTCCCAAGTATTAGCGGATGAAATTGTGTAGGAAAACGGGTAAGAACGATTTTGGGCTGAATTTAGTAAAGAACCACCAAAAGTTCCAGTTAACGAACTACGAACCCAAAAGGATAAAGTAACGGTTTTAGCATTAGCTGTACCCCAATTGAAATCAGCCGTATTAAAACCTTCAATTGGTTGCCCAAAAGTATTGGTGTCACTAGCACCAACAGAATAGGAAGATAAAGAAGTTATGCCAACATAGTTAGTAAACCCTGCTGGGGGTGTTACAGAACCAGCATTTTGTTGTGCAGTAAATTTTGAATTTACATTTCCGTAAATAAAAAATCTATCAACAGGATATAGTGCATCACTACTATCATTAGTAACAGCACTTGTTGTTCTTTGTGCAATCACCATCGCACCATTGATGATGCGGTTCTTCATATTAACGGATGGAGTTACCGCATTAGCAGTAATACTCCCGTTGTACATGGGAGTTGTTATTCCGTTTGTGCCGTCTAAGGTTATAGGCATTATGCTAACTCCTCATCTGTTGGTCGTGGCAAGGTTGGGTGTTCCCACTTAGCAATGTAATCGCCTTTGCCATCGCTGTCGTTTTGTAATAGGATTGTTCCACCAAAAGGATTAAAATCCGCAATTACCAAAGACGGATACAAAGCTGTAATCTTTTCATAAAGTGTCATGCTGACCTCATTAAACAACCATTAAAATAAGTTGAACCGCTTGAACCTTCTCCAGTAGAACTATTTGTTAAATAAATATATACTTCAAAATAATCTGTTGAACCGTTTGCATAAACTAAAGTAGAAACAACAGTACCATTGTGTGTACAAGAAGAAACATTTATATTTGAACCCGCTTTAAAATTACTGCCATTTTTATAAATTCCTATTTGTGCTTCGCCATTTGACGCATTTGGTCTGACACAGGCATTTAGTTGATAATAGCCAGCTACAGTAGGTGTAAATCTACTAGAAGCAAAATTGCTATTTGTGTCAAAATCTTCAGAACCGAAATTAACTTTTGTAAAAGTTCCACCACTAAGCGATTGTGTTGCGTTTGCACCAGCACTAAACGCTGGCATATTACCGCTAACCATTGCTGTGCCTGTTACCGATGGAACAGTAACTAAGTTACCACTGCCCGATGCTAACTGTAATACACCTGAGTTATCAGCAGATTGGGTTAATCCACTTGTAGTTGTGGCTGTAATAATTGAAGCCATTATGCTAACTCCTCATCTGTCGGTCTAGCAAGAGTTGGATGTTCCCATTTAGCAATGTAATCGCCAGTACCATCGTTTTGTAAGGCAATAACAGTTGTAAAATCCTGTGTTTGTAGGCTAGGATATAAAGCCATGATCTTTTCAAATAATGTCATGCTGCCCTCACTAAACCACCATTGAAATTGGTTTGTCCATTATTAGCAATACCCACCCCACCATCGCCATTCCATGTATACAATTCAACATAATCTGTTGATCCGTTTAAATACAGTAGAGTTGATATTGACAATTTAACTGTATTTGAATTAATGTCTGTTGTTTGATACTCTGAACCATTTTTCCATATCATCGCCATCAATCTACTAACTCCAGAGTTCATGCAAACTCCTCCATTAATTTGATAATAGCCAGCTACGGTAGGTTGAAAACGATAATTAGTAGCGTTATCATAAGCACTTGCTGTGTCAAAATATTCTGTGCTTACTTTAACTTTTGTGCTTGTTCCTCCTGACGGAGTTGTTGCTACTACCCCATACGCACCAAACGCTAGACCAGTAGCAGGTAGTTGGGAAGTTAGAGCAACAGTACCAGATGTAGCTGGCAAGTCTAATACAGTAGTACCAGCAACGGCTGGTTCTTGTAGAGTAATACTTCCGCTAGTTGAACCTACTAAAACAATACTCATAGTATCACCCACCTTACTCCAGCGTTAACTGTTACTGAATAACCAGAACCAATAGTAATAGCTCCTACGGACATGCCGTTATAAGTCATTGTAATATTCTCATCAATGTTTGAAGCATTATAAGCAATTGCTTTTACTGCAGCACTTCCGAAGTATTGACCACCAGCAACCGTAGCAGTGGTTACTGAAGTAAGTAAACCTTTAGCACTAACTGTAATAACAGGAATAGAAGAAGAACTTCCATAAGTATTAGCAGTTACACCAGAGTTATCTAAGGATATTGCAGGAGTTGAACCACCTGAAGAAGAGATAGGTGATGTTCCTGTTACTGAAGTTACACCTGTAGCAGGAAGTGCAGAAGAAGTCCAGCTAGTGCCATTACCAATGATAGCATAGTTATTAGTAGGAGTTAACCCAGCAATCGTAGCTAGGTCAGCATCGTATGCCTGAACATCTGTACCAATAGCAAGACCTAGAGAAGTTCTGAGAGTAGAACCAGATTCAACAACAAAGTTAGTACCGTTACCAACTATGACACCATTATCGGTTGGTGTTAATCCAGCAACATCAGCAAGCTGTGCGTCATAGGCTTGGACATTCGTACCAATTGCTAGTCCTAGGTTAGTACGAGCAACACTAGCGTCAGGTAAGTCAGATAGGTTATTTGCTTTAGCTAAGAAGCTAGTACCAGCAGCATAGGCATCAACCCATGCAGAGCCAGTATATACCTTCATTGATCCAAGAGAACTATTGAAGTACAATGCTCCAGCTACTAAGGCATTACCATCATTGTCTACTGAAGGATCAGAAGTCTTAGCTCCTAAGTACCTATCATCAAAGTTATCGTATGCTGTTAGGGTTTGATCTCTTGCTGTCTCAGCAGCAGTCTGAGCAGATTGAGCAGCACTTGCTGAGGTAGCTGCTAAGTTAGCATTGTACTTAGCACTGTAGTCACTACCAGATACAGGACTTACAAGTTTAGTAGCCCACTCTTGAGCAAGAGTAGCAGCAGTTTCAGCGTTTGTCTCAGCTAGTTCTGCGTTAGTTTCTGCTGTTTCTGCGTTTGTTTCAGCAGTCTCAGCAGCGAGTTGTGCTGCTTCTGCAGCAGCCTGTGCAGCCTCGGCAGCAGTTTGTGCAGCTTCAGCATTTGTTTCGGCAGTCTCTGCATTGGTCTCTGCTAACTCTGCGTTAGTTTCTGCAGTTTCAGCGTTAGTCTCTGCAGTCTCTGCATTAGTTTCTGCAAGTTCTGCTGCAGCTTGTGCTGTCTCAGCAGCAGCTTGAGCTGCCTCTGCAGCAACCTGTGCAGCGATTGCAGCATCTTTAGCAGCAAGGGCTAATAAGACTTCACTAGAAGCGTCTCCTACAGCGTCACCTGCTCCACCTGCACCACGATAAATAGCCAAAATTTATCTCCTATATTTGTTTAAATACACTCATCGAATGCACTTAAAGAAAACTCCCCAGCCGAAGCTGGAGAGTCTTAGGAACTACTATTAAGCGTTTACAGCGAGTACGAAACCAGCCTCTGGACGTACAGTCTTCACACCGAACAATGTGTCGGCAGTGTAGAGTGTAGACAGATACTCTTGCTTGTACTGAGTCTGTGAACGAACAGATAACTGCTCAGCCAATACCATTGCATCTTTGTGTGCAAGGATAGCAGCTTTGATGTCTCCACCAGCAGTAGCTGTGTTGTTTGCATCAGTCTCGATAACAGGGCAGTTGCTCGAAACGTAGATGTCGATACCATAGAGGCTACCGATCTGACCATTCTGAACACCACGACCATCAACGAAGTCAGAGCTGTTGTAACGATCAATACCCATGATAGCTGCACGTAGTGATGGAGGAACAACAAAGAAACGACCATCCATTGGAACATCAGCGTCATCAACGAGTTTGATCAAAGCACGGAAACCAGCATCAGTAAACACGTCAGCAGGAACTACAGTGTCTTCTGCGTAAGCAGTTAAACCAGTAGAAGCGTCAATGTAATAGCTGTTACTATGTGTCCAGTCAGAAGTACCATCACCAAAGGTTTGACCTAAAGAGAATAGCTCATCATCAACCTTCTTAGCCAAAGCGTAACCAGCATCTTCGGTGTAGAAGCGACGTAAAGAAGCCAAAGCCTGAACTTCGACAATGTCCTCGATGAAACGTGAGTACTCGAAGTGCTTATTGATTGTGACCAATACTTCGGTCTCAGTGTCAGCTTGGATGGTAACTGCTGTGTTTGCTGCTTTTGCTGCAGCTACGCCACGAGTTGGCTTAGGAATATGAAGAGTATCGCCCTTCTTACCACGCATCGTCATTTTGTTGACGAGGTTTGCCAATACGAGGTTCTTCTGATATGCAGCGATTACTTCGTCAGACCAAATCTCTGGAATGAACTTGTCTGCTGCTGTTTTGTTAACGATGGATGTTGATCCACCTGGGTATGCGACTGCTGCCATTTTAAATCTCCTAAAATTAAATTAAATTATTTAACCCTACCATCTGCGTAAGCTTGGAGAATTTCATCTGCCATGCTTTCGTATCTAGCTGGGTCTTGCATTCTTAAGCGAATAAGATCTGCACGACGATAAACAGGTTTTGTTGACTCTCCAGTACCGCCTTGTTGGACGGCTGCAGTCTTAAGTGCTTTGCTTCGGTTCTCATCATCGACCTTCTTCAGCGATTCGTCAGCAGCTTTAGTAGCTTCTACTTTTTGTTGTTTGACGTTGCGTATTGACTTGTAAGTCTCTAGCAGTTCTAACGCTGAATCTACATCGTAGTTGTTTGCCTTAGCAAATA